GATATGAAAGAAGACATGGCGATGGACAAAAAGCAGGACAAAGCCATGATTATGAAAGCGTTCAAACAGCATGACGCCCAAGAGCACAAAGGCGGCAAGGGCACAACCTTGAAGCTGGCTAAGGGCGGCTCTGCTTCAGCTCGCGCTGATGGTTGCGCTGAGCGCGGCAAGACCAAAGGCACTATGGTTATGTGCGGTGGTGGTATGACCAAGAAGATGAGCATGGGCGGCAAAGCCTGTTAAGGGGAATATTATGATGGGTCCAAGTTCAACCGCAGCGGGCATGAAAAACTACAAACCACGTCGTCCCGGTACGACAATGGATGATGTTATTACTCCCGAAATTCGCGCAAAACGCAAAGCCATGATGGATGAAGCAGCGGATCAAAATGCTCAGCCTGCGCTAGATAAAACTTATGAAGCGGCTCGAACTACCTATAAAAAAGGTGGCTCGGTGTCTTCCGCTTCTAAGCGAGCGGACGGCTGCTGCACCAAGGGCAAAACTAAGGGCACTTATATATGATCGCCTCTCGTGGCATGGGTGACATCATGCCTTCCAAAATGCCCGGCGGGAAGAAAAAAGCCCGTAGGGATGACACTGACTTTACGCAGTATGCCGAAGGCGGCCATGTTGGACTTTATGCCAACATTAATGCTAAGAGAAAGCGCATAGCCGCTGGCTCTAAAGAGAAAATGCGTAAGCCTGGGGCCAAGGGCGCTCCTACTGCTGACGCTTTTATTGAATCCGCAAAAACTGCAAAGGCGTAAATATGGCTGAGAAGTTTATTCAAAACGCCATTAAGAAACCCGGTGCTTTGAAAAAAGCTTTGGGCGTTAAAAAAGGCGAAACTATTCCAGCTAAAAAATTAGCTGCTGCTGCAAAGAAACCCGGTAAAATTGGTCAACGCGCACGTTTTGCTGAAACCCTTAAAGGTATGAAATGACAAAAATACCAGACACGTATTTTGCTGGCTTGTTTGATGGCGAAGGTTGCGTCACTATGCACCTTGCCAAAGCTGGATACATGTCTGTTCAAGTTAAAGTGTCTATGTGCGACAGGGCGCCTATTGCCGCTTTGCATCAAAGATTTGGTGGGCGATTCGATGACGGTAAGCAAGCCACCAAAACTGGGCGTTTAATTTATTCTTGGTCTGTTTTTAATGCAGAGTGCGTGGAAGCGCTGACTGTTTTTTCAAAACAATGCTTGGTAAAAAATTTGGTTGCCCAAGCGGCATTGCCAACCGCAATGGCAATGTATGAAAATCCAACTCGTGGAATTTTGACACAAGAGGAAAAAACAACCCGCATACAAGCAGCGCAAATTATTGCAAAAATTAATAAGCCAGTTGGCGCTCGGCGTATACTGGACGAAACGTGTATTGCAGAATACATGATGCCAAAAACAATTGGCGGTGGCAAAAAAGTGCGGCTAAGTGATGGCCGTGAATTTGCGTCGTTATCTGCGGCGGGTAGGGCAATTGGCGTTACAGTATCTGCAATTCGCCACGCCAAACGAAATAACCGCGCTGTTCGCGGATTTATGGTGGAATCAGTATGACGACTACCGGCTCTACAGCTTTTAATTTAGATTTTACAGAAATTGCCGAGGAAGCATGGGAGCGGGCGGGTCGGGAAATGCGTTCGGGTTATGACCTGCGCACAGCGCGGCGGTCGATGAACCTAATGACGATTGAGTGGCAGTCCAAGGGTATCAACATGTGGACAATGGAGCAGGGGTTTATTAACCTCACTCCGGGCTTGGCAACTTATGCGCTGCCAACAAACACCATTGATTTGCTGGAGCATGTGATTCGCACGGGGTCCAATACAGCGTCTACCCAAGCTGACTTGACGATTTCGCGTATTAGTGTTTCTACCTATGCAACAATCCCAAACAAGTTACAGCAGGCAAGACCGATTCAAGTATGGGTTCAACGGTTGTCTGGCGAGGTCAACCCTACAAGCTCTACGCTTTCTTCTACAATCACCGCCACGGACACCACGATCACGCTTAACACGGTGGTTGGGTTAGCCGGGTCAGGCTTTCTTCGGTTAGATACTGAAGACATTTATTACACATACATCTCGGGCAACGTGCTTGGCGGCGTGTTCCGTGGGCAGAACAACACAACTGCCGCATCGCATACTGCATCTACAGCCGTCTATGTTCCCCAGCTCCCCGCTGTGACGGTGTGGCCTACCCCAGATAACTCAACCCCATACCAGTTTGTGTATTGGAGATTGCGCCGAGTTCAGGACGCTGGTAGTGGCGCAGAAACTGCTGACATGAACTTTCGCTTTCTGCCTTGTCTGGTTGCCGGTTTGTCGTATCACATTGCCATCAAAGTTCCTGAGTTGATGGAGCGCGTGCCCATGCTTAAGCAGATGTACGATGAAGCATTTGATATTGCTGCGGGTGAGGACAGAGAAAAAGCTGCCATCCGATTTGTTCCCCGGCAAATGTTTATCGGGGGCTCCTAATGGCAACTGGGTTAAAAAAATATAGTGGAGAGGAGGGGATTGCTCCTTTTGGAATTCGCCACGCCGGAGATTCGGTAAAAGGTAAAGGATATTTTGGGTATTTAGATACACCAGAAGGACGCCCAATGACAGAGTTTTCATCTGAGGATGAAAAAGGAGAATACCCTCTGGTTGTTCCAACTTTAACCAAAAAAGAACTTGCAAAACTTCAATCCGAAGAGATAACTTCGGAAATTGAAGACAAGGCGCATTCTTGGGCTGAAATGCGTCGTAAAAACGGTCAAAGTCCGTTTGCGCAATCAAACGAACTGAGGATGCCTATTCCCAAAAAAAAGGGAGGTATTATTTCTATAGCCTCCAGTCGAGCTGACGGTATAGCCAAAAGGGGTAAAACTCGTGGGAGAATGCTTTAATGGGTAACCGATTCGCATCCGGCAAGATAGCGATTGCTGAATGTGATCGATGTGGCCAACAGTTCAAGCTAAAAAAGCTTAAAACCGAAATCATCAAGCAGCGCAAGTACGAGCTGCTTGTATGCCCGGAGTGTTGGGACCCGGATCAGCCGCAGTTGATGCTTGGCACGTTTCCTGTAGATGACCCACAAGCACTGCGTAACCCTCGCCGGGACACAACATATGTGACTTCCGGGGTAAACGCTTCAGGCAATCTGTCTGGCGGCTCTAGGGACATCCAATGGAATTGGGCACCAGTAGGAGGTTCCAGTAATTTTGATGCGTCTCTCACACCAAATTACTTGGTGGGAACGACATTTGTTGGTACAGTTACCGTTACGGTAAGTTAAGGAGTTAATCATGGCATTTACACGAGCAGCAGACGGCATTGCGTCTAAAGGCAAAACCAAAGGTAAAAACCTTGGTGATGCTGGGCCTATGCAAAAAGAAATGATGGGCGGCAAAGGCAAAGCAAAAGGCGTAACGGGCGAAGCTATGCGTGCGGTTGGTCGCAACATGGCCCGCGCCAATAACCAAAAGCGAGGCTAATCATGGCTACATTTAGCAAAAAAATGATGGGCAAAGAAGTCGGCGACGCCAAGGTATATGCCAAGCCCCACACCATGAGCGGCAAAGCTGTTGGTGTGGAAACAAATCCCGGCAAAGCACCAAACCGCAGCAAGCTAGATACACTGGATGTCAGTGTGGGCGCTGAAAGCAAGTCGGCTGGTAATGAACCTACAAAGACTAGCGGGATTAAGGTTCGCGGTACTGGCGCGGCCACTAAGGGCTTGATGGCAAGAGGTCCGATGGCATGACATACACTGAACTTGTCACGTTAGTTGCTGACTACTGTGAGAACACGTTTCCCACGGTGGACATGAACACGTTTATTCAACAGGCAGAACAAAGAATTTACAACACTGTTCAGCTTGCCAATTTGCGTAAAAACGTGACAGGCTCTTTGACTGTGGGCAATAAATATTTGTCTTGCCCTAATGATTTCTTGTCGGTGTATTCGTTGGCCGTGTACCCCGCTGCGGGCGGTGATTACTTGTACTTGCTAAACAAGGATGTGAACTTCATGCGTGAAGCATATCCAAACCCCGCAACAACAGGCAAGCCCAAGCATTACGCTATTTTTGGCCCACAAAGTTCGGCTGTAAATGAGTTATCGTTTATTGTTGGCCCAACTCCAGATGGGTCGTATGGTGTTGAGATGCACTACTACTATTACCCAGAGTCTATCGTGACGGCGGGCAGCACTTGGCTTGGTGATAACTTCGACTCCGCGCTGTTGTATGGAACCCTGTGTGAAGCAATTACCTACATGAAAGGTGAGCTAGACATGGTTAAGCTGTACCAAGACCGGTATGTTCAAGCTATTGCCCTGCTCAAGAACCTTGGCGATGGAAAACAGCGGGCTGACGCATATCGAGACGGCCAAGTACGAGTTGCCGTATCATGAGTTCAATTGTCCAAACTCAAACCACCAGCTTCAAAAAAGAGCTGTATCAGGGCATTCACAATCTGTCTACCGACACGATAAAGATTGCCCTGTATACCGCTGCCGCCGATTTAAACCAAGACACCACGGTTTACTCAAGCACCAATGAAGTTGTGGCCTCCGGTTATACCGCAGGCGGGCAAATTATGACCGGTGTGGCTATCAGCAGCGACGGTTACACGGCGTATGTAAACTGGAATAACGTAAGCTGGACATCTGCTTTGACTGCACGTTGTGCGTTAATTTACAATGCTACGCAAGGTAATAAATCTGTGGCTGTTCTGGACTTTGGTTCCGATAAAACTTCGGCTACAACATTTCTTATTACCATGCCCGCCAACACCTCAACGTCGGCATTAATTCGTTCTTCCAATTAAGGATTCGTCATGATTAACAATACCGCAGCCGCAAAAGGCGTATTCAAAGTTCAGTGTTTTGGCGCTGACGGCGTATTGAAGTGGGAAGAGGAAACTCCAAACCTTGTAGTCAACCAAGGTCTTCAGGACATGAACACCACGTACTTAAAATCGGGTACGCAGATTACTACATGGTATTTGGGGCTGGTAACTGGTCCCGGCTCTGGCACCACATTTGCAGCAGGCGACACCTTGGCTTCGCACGCAGGTTGGACTGAATTTACAAACTACAGCGGCACACGCAAAGCAGTGACATTTGGTACGGCTACTACGGCTAACCCATCTGTTATTAGCAACTCTGCATCTCCATCAGCGTTCACAATCTCAGGCGCTGGCGGCACGGTGGCAGGAGCTTTCTTGTGCAGTGCAACCAGCGGCACATCAGGCGTGCTGTTCTCGGGTTCGGATTTCACATCTCCCGGCGACCGAGTTGTGGTAAGCGGGGATACATTAAACGTAACCTATACCTTTAGCTTGACAGCAACATAAGGAGTGAGGCATGGCGCTCATTCTTGCAGATCGGGTTAGAGAAACCAGCACTACCACGGGCACGGGTACGCTGACGCTTGACGGCGCTGTAACAAGTTACCAAAGCTTTGCGGCGGTAGGTAACGCCAACACCACTTACTACACCATCGTCAATCAAAACGCGGCGGAGTGGGAAGTTGGTATTGGTACGTATACGTCATCGGGAACGACTTTAGCCCGGACAACGGTGCTGTCTTCCAGTAACGCAGGCTCGCTGGTTAACTTCAGTGCCGGTACAAAAGATGTATGGGGAGACTACCCTGCTGGCAAAGCTGTTACTACGGATACATTGGCAAGCCCACCTGCTATTGGCACAACAACTCCAGCAGCAGGCGCATTTACCACACTCAGCGCATCATCTACGGTCAGCGGCGCAGGGTTTGATACATATCTTGCAAGCCCACCTGCTATTGGTGGCACTACTGCTGCTGCGGGTACGTTTACTACGCTTACCTCACCAACTCTTAAATCTTTAACTGGTTCAGTAACGACTGGTATTTCTCTTGAGACTCCTTTAGGCGCTCAAGCAACTATTATTGATATTGGCGATGGAACTAGACCATTGCGTATTAATGGTGGTTCTGCTGGTGCTACCTCATCCGCTGGAATTTCTAGTTCTGTAGGTGTTTTACAATTAAGTGCCACTACCTCTAATATTTCGTTTTATACAGGAGGCCGTGCCTCTACTGAACAGTTTCGTGTTTTCCACACAGCCTCTGCTGTTAACTATGTACAAGCAACGGGTGCTATTACTGGTGGTAATCCATCTATTGTTTCTGCTGGTTCAGATGGTGCAATTAACTTATCGTTATCTTCTAAATCAACAAGCTCTGTTTATTTTTATACTAACAACTTGAGCGCAAACTCTCGTCATTTGGATATTACTCATACAGGTTCTGTTGTAAACCGGTTTCAAATTACAGGTTCTCAAACTGGAACCCCTGTTGTTTTGGGTGTTAACGGTAATGATGCCGACATTGACGTAGCATTTACCCCCAAAGGCGCAGGAACCGTTAGGTTTGGTACATATACAGTAAGTGCTTTGCTTGCAGTTGCAGGCTACATCACCATCAAAGATTCTGGCGGCACAACCCGCCGTTTACTCGTAGGATAAACATGGCACTCATCAAATCAATTGATACCGACTACGGCATTCCAGCTCAATATTGGAACATTGGAGCCGTTCAAGAAGACTTCAAAGGCAAAAGCACTGAAGTGACCTTTTACGGCTACGCAAGCAAAGAAGCCCGTGATGCTAATAAACAACCACTGAGCGCAGGCAAGGTACAGATTGCTGGTGATGAGTATGTTGCAGGTGCAGACCGTGCGGCGTTATACTCTATCATCAAGCAAAAGCCTGAATTTGACGGCG